ACCAGAAGCATCTCCTGCACCGGCTACTGTATAATGTGTTGATAATGTTTTAGTTGCTTCAGCTCCTGTGGAGTTTGTACGGATAATAACTAAAAGATCGGTGTCTTGTAATATTCTAAATTGATAAGCAAAATTAGTTGCACTTCCATTACCATTGTGAAAATTCTTAATAATTGTAGTTGATACTGTCATGTCTTAAAAACCTTTATTACTCTTTGATGGTTTTGTAAATAAATATTCTTGGTTATAATCCTTTTTCATTCTTTTTTCTACTCTTTTTAATACACCCGGATTCATTGTTTCCATAATTTGAAACCCTATCATATAGTCAAATATTGTCTTAATATAAAATAAATTTAAAAAAGGTATGTTACTACTTACAGTTCTATAAGCTGCTTTACCAGCTTTACCACCTTCTCCACTTAAAGCATATTTTAAAGCTAAACCAAGATCAATAACAGTTGTAGGAGCAGGTCCTATAAGTCCAGCAGCAACTGATCCAGCGTCTCTTTGTTCTTTAAATAAAACATCTCCATAAATACCTAATCCACCACCTTGCAAAAATGCAGCCATTATAGTTTTTATGTTATTTGGATCACGAGGTTTTTTGCCTTTTAATAAATCTTTTGCTGTCATTGACATATAACCCATAAAAGCAGAAACTACTACAATAGAAGCTAAACCTTTTATACCTCTTCCTATATCTTGATTTGGTCCTTTTCTTAAAAAAGCTATTTCTCTTCCTAAAACTTTATTTCCTATAGCCATTGGAAATGCTTTAAATTGACCAACAAATCTAATAGCTTCTCCCATACCAGTTCCAGCTAATGTACCTTGTGTCATAGTTCCTTTAGTTCTAGCATCTGGTTCAATTACTGCATAAATTGATCTGTCTAATAACATTCCAGATACAGAATATTTAAATTTATCTTTTTCCATTTGTAATTCTGTTTTACTTAAATCATTCATGCCTGTAATTTTTTTTATATCAGCATCAGACATATTACTTAATTCTGATATGTTAATAAATTCTGTTCCATCATCTGCTTTTGACATTGCAGTTTTTCTAATAACATCCCATTTAGTAGCATCAATATTATACAATCCAAAAAAACTTTGTAGTGGTTTATTTAATTGGTCAAAACTTAAACTTTTTTGATTAGCATAATAATTTGCCATACCTAACATTGAATTTTCTTTTAAAGTATTAGTCCACCAAGAAAGTAAATTATATTTAAAGAATGTTCTTTGTATTTGTGTCCAACCTTTGTTTAAATTATCTCCAACTTGAAACCTACCAGAAATATCATAAGTTGTACCATCACCTAAAAAACCTAATCCTTTTGCTATATCTCTTTTTTGTTTAGTATTTTTTATTTTTCCAATTCCACCCATAGCTTCACCCATACCACCTAAAAATGATCTACCTTGATATTTCATTTCTGAAGCGTAGATGCCTATATCAGCAGCAGCAGAAATTACTGCACCACCTAGTTTTGCAACATTACCTACAGCTCTTGCTATTGCAGACCATTTTGCTACTGCAAATCCATTTTTTCCACCATCAAAAGTATAAACAGTTCCATCTACAACATTCATAAATTTTTCAAATTGTCTATAGCTTGATAAACTTTCTGTACTTCTTTTATTTGCTAACATTCTATTTGAAATAGCAACTCTAATTTTTTCAAAATTTTCTTTAGGTTTTGTTCCCAATGTATCTAACATACCTATATTTCTTCCTGCTGTCATTAGACCACTATAATAAGTTTCTTTTAATGATCCTGTGCCAAATTTTTCATTATAGGCATACCAATCTTTTGCAGATTTAAAATGTAATACTCTTTTATTTGAAATTCCTTTTGTAACACTATTACTTCCAAATACTCCACTAGCTCCATCAGCTACTTGTATTTTATTTCCAACTAAAGAATTATATGAGTTCATTAAAAAAGAATCAATATTATCTGTGTTACCAAATGTTCTATCTCCATCTAAATATTGCATAATAAAATCTTTCCAAGCAGTAAAATTTTTATTATAATTTATATCTGTACCTTTTAAACTTGGATCAGCAATTATATCATCTACATTTTTACCCAATCTATTTGCTGCGGCTCTTACATTAAATTGATCGTGAGATTGTCTTACAACATATCCCCACATTTTAGGAATGTTTGCTCCTCTAGCATTTAATGCTTGTCTAGTTAATTCAGAATGTTTTTCCATTATTTCTGCTAATTTTTTTATATCTGGATTTTTAGTTGTTACTTCCATTCCTTCAGAAATTTGTTGTTGTGTTATTGCAAGTTCTTCTTGAAGTCTTGCATCCGCTTTATCAAACATTCCATCTAAACCATTAGCAGTAACTTCAGCATCAAATGAAGCTACTAATTGACCTTGTGCAGCATTTTGAGCAACACCAACAGATGATCTTGCACCTAATGTTAATCTGTTTGATCCAACCAACAAAGCTATTAAACCCTCTTGTTCATCACCATCAAAAGTTTCTATAAGTTCTTGTACTTTTTTTCTTACTAATATTTCATCATTGACAGCATTAATTTTATTAATTTTTTTTTGAGCTTTTATTTGTTCAGTAACTTCTTTACTAATTTTATCTATATCTACTTGATCTAAATTAGTTTTTTTAGCTTCAAGTACAGCAATATTAATTTTGTCAATTAAATCTTGTTGATCTACAGATTTAATAGAAGATTTTTTTATTAAATTTAATATTCTTGTTGAGCAACTACTTTTAGCCATTAGTTATTTCCATTTGTACAATTAATATAATCAGCTATACCAGCTTCTATGTCATCAGATTTAGAATTAACTTCTTCTAATGCTTCGTCTGCTTCTTTTAATGTAGCATCTTTTTGACCTGTACTTTTATTTGTAAATTCCAAAGGTAGTCCAGCATCATTTTGTTTTGTTCTTAATTTAACTAACCTTTCTTCAGCAGTTTTTAATTGAACATCCTCATTAGTAATAATTTTTTGTGGAGATTCAGAAGGCATTTCTTTAGAAACTTTTTTACGATTAACTACTGGATCAGTAATTACAGGTTCTGTTTTAGTAGTTTTTATTAATTTTTTTCTTTTAGCTAATAAATCATTGTATTTTTTAATTGCTTTTTGTAAATGTATTTTATTTACTTTACCACCATCTTTAATTATTTCTTGTGTTTGTTTTTTAATTATTTCAAGATTTTTTTTTGCTCCTATTAATTGTAAGTCAAGTTCTTTAGTTGATGTACCATTAAGTGTAGGATCAGCGTTTATGATTGGACCTAAGTTTACAGGTTCATCTAACATCATATCCCCTATACCTTTTTGTAATAATAATTTTCTAGTTTCTGAATCCATTTGATCTAATCTCATCATTTCATTTACTACTTCATCTGGATAATATTCTTTGTATAAATCTACTTCTGGTTTTCCATCATCACCTTTACTTAAATTTTCTCTGTTTATTCTAATTCTTGCTTGAAAGTTTGCATTGGTATTCATGTCTTTTAATTTACCAGCACCTACATGAAGTCCACCACCAATAACTGTACCAAATGCAACATTTAAAAAAGAATCATATATATCGTAATCAGCTTGTATTCTTTGTGCTACTCCATAAACAAGAGGTTCTATAAGTAAAGCACCACCTGCTCCTTCTATAGCACCTCTTTTTAATCTTGTTCTTCTAAATGCTTTTGCAGATTTTTCACCCATTCCTTTTGCTTTAGCAATAGACCTAGCAAATCTAGCCTGTCCATAAATAGGAATAAAAGAAGCTCCAATGTTTATAGGATCAAGAAAACTTGTACCAATACCTACTGCAAGTTTTGCAGCACCAACATAAAATCCACCAGATAAAGGATTCCAAGAACCTTTTGGACCTCTTTCCATGATACTTTGTCTTTCTCTTTCTTTTTTTTTTCTATCAACCATAATATCAACAACTGATTGATATTCGTTTCTTTCAAAATATAATCCTAAATCTCTATATTCTTCATTTAATAAATTTTTATCTCTAGGAATTAAACCTGCTTCTCTTGATTTTTTTGCTGCTGGTACAATACCATCTATATTAAATGTGTCAGAACCAAATATATTGAATAAAGACATTACAGGATTAAAATTCCAGTTATCTGCAGCTACTGCTCCTAATGATTCAAACAAACTTGTTTTGTAATTATCATAACCAGTTTCCTGTGCTGTCTTAACTGTGTTTAATCCAAATCCAAATTGTGCCATATTATTTATATGCTTTATTAAATTTTTTATTTATTTCTTTATCATCTAAAACATTTAAATTAGTATGGTGAAATTCAGCATATAACCTCATTGCTTTATTCATATCTCCACTTAACATTGCTTTAATTAAAGCATCAGTTCCTTTTTGTTGTTGAAGATTAATTAAAAATAATTCTTCTTGTTGTTTTTTAGTTAATTTTCTAGGATCATTATGATCTCTGGCTTTTTTGACCCAATTTGGAATAGTTTCATTTTTAGCTTTATATAAATTTTCTATTCTTTGTAACCCTGTTTGAAATGCAGAACCTTTTTTGTTTTTATCTTTTGTTAGCATTTTAAATTGAAAATCTCCTGCAGCAGTTGTAGATTTATTGTATGTATTTTTTCCACCACCACTTTCTACATCACGCACAGCAGTTATAAATTTTTGTAAATTTTTATTAGAATTTTCATTAGTAATATTATCTCCTAATATAACTCTTTCTCCAACACTAAAATTAATTTCTCCAGCATTAGCTTTTGAAATTATACTAAAATCTGTTTTTGATGATTGGTCATCTATTGAAATTTTAGAGTTTTTTTTTCCATCATCAAATTCAATATTTGGAATGTCTGGTTTTCTTATTTTTTCCAATGCTTCTTCATAGGTTATACCTTCATCTCTAGCAAGTTGATTTGCTTTTTCAAAAGTATCAATTAACATAGTAGCAGGAGTATTTTCTGGTTCATTAAATCCTACATCAAAATCTATAACAATATCTGTTCCGGGAACAAGACCAGACCTGTCATCAAATTTAAAAATTATTTGTTCTCCTTTATTATTTATAACTGGTGCAAAACCATTATCAAGAACAATGCCAAAAATTACACCTTCTCCATCTGCAGTATTTCTCCACTCTCCATTAATAGACATTTGAGAACGCATTTTATTTGATAATACTACTGGATCATCTTCAATATTTGATTGAAAAGCTACAACATCAAGTTCATCTAAATAATATGTTCTTAAAAGGTCTGTAGTGTCTTGTATTCTATTTGTTTCATTTAAATTTAATACTCTATCACCTTGTTGTTTACCAATATAATAAGTGTCTGTTAAAACAAAATTGTTGTTCCAACTATCTACAGCAAATTGTATAGCTTCACTTTGTTCCATTTCTGGATTACCAATCATTTTTTGTGCTGCAACAAAAGTTAAAAATTCTTTTATTTCATTTGTTTTTGTTAATGATTCGCTGCTATCGTTTGGTGTATTTCTTAATACAATGTTCATAAAATCTGAAACTCCATCAGTTATTTCTTCTTTCATTTCATCAATTTTTATATCGTTTGTTTTTAAATATTCTTTTATTTCTTTTTTTTCCTCTTTTGTATCAAATGAAAGAGCTATTTCTGCAAGTACAGAATTTGCTAAACCGGAAGAAACAGTTGCACCAAAAGGTAAACCATCTGCTCTTAATTGTTGTATTGCAAGACCTTCGTTATCACCATAATTAGAAGCTAAACTAAGCATCATACCATTTAGTTTATCTCCATCTGAAAGTTTTGCAGCTTCATTATAACTTGCAACAAATGATTGTGATTGTTCATTTGTCATAACTTTTATATTTTTTATACCTAATAATTTTTGCTCTTCTATTATTCTTTCTGTTAAATTTAATTGAGCTTCATCCATAGCAGAAGTTTCATATTGATTGGGTGCTGCAAATGCTGCAGACATATTTGATACATTTATTATTTCATTTTCAATATCTGGGTTTGTATCTATTATATATTTAACAGGATTATCTTGTCTGTTTAATTTTATATTTTCAGCTGATTGAATTAAAAATTCATTTGATTCTTTTGCAAGATCACCGGGTAATGTTGCATTGTTTTCTTCTATCATTGCTTTTAAATTAAAATCTATATCGTCATTTTTTAAAGTGTGAAAAAAAATAATATTGTCAGCATTGTTATCTGCCATTTCTTTTACAACCATTATTTTTTGTGCTTCTGGTTCTGTAAATATTTCATTTATTTTTTCTACATCAAATCTTGCTGGTTCTTTACCAGCTGCTCTAGCATCAACATAATTTTTAAATTCTGTTCGTATTTGTGGTCTTAAAATAGCTTTAGCTTTTTCTTGTAAATCTTGTCTTTGTATTGTTGTTATACTTGGTAAATAATTTTTATCTTTTAATAATTCAAATGTTTTTGATGGAGTTTGGCTTACAGATTGAAGTCCAACCATTAAATCAATTTCTTGTGGAATAGTAGCTAACAATTTATCTAGTTCTGGTGGAGATACTTGAGAACTATAAGTATCTATAGCTAATTTTTCTAAACTTGTTTTTAATGTTGCCATATCAATACCTTTATCCATAAAGGCTGTTGTCATTAAATTTTCTTTTTGTTTTGCGTAACCATTATTTAAATCTGCTAAAATATTATTTGATATTAAAGTATCAGTTTTAAAAATTGTTTTTTGTGTTTCAGCTAAAGCATAATTAGAAAACTTATCTTGTACATTTCCATTGGTAGCTAATGATTGATATTTTTTTATAAAAGCATTTGATTGTTCTTTTAAATATGCATTTGCTGCATCTTTGTTTAACGCATATTTTGGATCAGTTTTAATTGTTTGAGTAACTGATTGCATATCAGTAATAAAATCATTTTCTAATCTTAATGCTTCTGCTTGGTTTTGTGCTGCATTTTCTTTTACTTTAAAATCAACAACAGCTTGTGTTACAGGTGCTAAAGCATTAGCAAGAGTATTATTTAAACCCATTTGAATATTAGTTGTAGTACCTGCTAATTGTTCTATTGATCCTTTTGCTTCAAATGTAGGTATTTTTGGCATTATACAGTTCCTTTAGGTTTATTCATCATTGAAAATAGACTTGATCCTGTTTGTGCTATTGTTCCTATTTGAGCCATCTTAGCATCATTTCTAGCCATTGTACCTCTAATTCTTGCAAAGTTTGCTTCTTCCATTTTATTTGCTGCAGCAACTTGAGAATTATATCTAATTAAATTTTCTTGTAATTTTGCTTCATAAGCATTTGAAAGTTCTATATTATAAGCACTACCCGTTCCAAGTTCTACACCAGATTTAGCAAGAGCAACAGTTGTTTCACCTTCTAATTTTTTAAAATCTTTTTGAAATTGTGCAATATCAAATTCTGCTTTTGCTTCTAATTGATCTGCTTGACCTTCAAGAACTGCAGCATTTCTATTATTAACTGCTTGATTGTATTTACCAATTTTACCTTGAGCTTGGTATTGAGCTGCTCCCATTGCTACTGTAAATACTGGTGCTGCTGCTCCCATTAAAATATCCTCGCATATAAGTATTGGTCTGATCCGTCAAATCCCCAGTTTTTCATTAAGCCTTCTCTTTCTAATCCTAACCATTCGGCAAATCTTATGCCTTCTTTAAAATCTTTTCTAATTCCAGATTGAACTCTTTTTATATTATGTTCTTTTGCAACTCTAGCAAAATCTTTTTTAATTGCTTTAGCAACTCCTAATGGATGATTCCACATTTCATCTGTAGCAATAACCCAACCTTCAGCAACTTGACCCCAAATCATTTTCATACCTGCTGCAAAGATAGGTTTATTATTTACGATACCTGTAAAAGCTAAATGATCTTGTTCTAAGTTTTGAGCATCACCCATAACTTTTATATATTCTGAATCAGCTTCTAAAATTTTATGATTCATTTGACAAGATAATATGAATCTTCCATGTTCTTTTGTATAAGGTGTTATATGCAATTTATTATCCATCATTTGTAACCAATCTTGGGTATAATGATAAGAGTGTTAAAGGCAAAGGTTGCGTTTGTCTTACCATCATAAAACCATCTGTATCATAATTTCCTCTAAATTCTACTTCTTTATCTCCTGTGAATGGTGGAATACCTTGATCCATAGGATCAGCAGAAGTTCTAAATGGTATTCTTTCCATATTGTTTAAGTCTGGTCCAACTTCAACACCAACTGTTTCAAATAGTCTAGCAGTAACTTCATATATTCTTTTAGTTTTACCTTGAGAAGTACCATCTTGTGAACCAGCATCTATTCTCATAGTTTTTAATATTGATGTATAACTTAAACCAACCTTAACATCTGTTCCAAATCTATCTAAAGTTATTTGATTACTAGCAACTACTTTAGTTGGATGAGTTGCACCATCTACTAATATAGAAACTGTTTGTCCCTCTAAATGATCTAATCCAGCTATAATATTTACAACTTCTTTTACAGTATCTCCAGAAGTATGAGATGTTGCTGTAGTTATATTTTGACCCCTTGTACATCCTGTTAAATTAAGACTTGATATTGCAGCATATGAAATTATTTCTCCACCAATTTTTATTTTACCAGAAGCTGATAAACCAGAAACAGAAGCAACAGGAACAGTTGTAGCTGTAGCATTAATATCTGCTGTTAAAGTTGTTTGTGATTTGCTTAAACCTAATTGAGAATCTAAATAATTAAATGAAGTATTATCTGTTTGGTCAAAGTTAAATGTGTGTAAGTATTCTACATATCTTGCAGTTGAACCATCAATAGTTCTTTTAACAATCATGTACAATTCATATTCACTATCGTCTGTTGGAATTACTGCAACACTTTCAACTACTGCATCACCAGTTCCAAATACACCACCAATAATATGTCTGTGCCAAGCAACTACCTCTTGTTCTCTTTGATAAGTTAATGCAATTAATTGACCATCACCTCTAACGCACCATATAATTGCTAAAGGCTCTTCTTGATAAGCCATTTCAACAACATTACCTTCGGTAATATGTTCTGCAAGGATAGTTAAGTCTGGAGCAATATAACCATCAACATCAAAGTTATAAGCTAATTCTCTAATTTTTCTTTTAGCACGTTGTAAAAATAATGTTGCATTACCA